TGAGCACCACAATAAAATATTTGTCCATCATCTGTATGTTTATGAAAGTGTCCTGATATTACTCTTTCAAATCTACTAAAGTCTGATTTTGCATTTCCATATTCATTGATAATACCATTTTGCATTTCAACACCTTTTATTTCTAAATGACCCATAAGAATATCTGTTTTAGCTGTTCGTAGCATTTCCATAGAATGTTCTCTATTGTCATCACAAATCCAAGGTACAAATAAAATATCAGTACCATCAAAATTTACTATTTCTGATTTTTCATATATCCAAGGTTCGTTTTTTTTATCAAAGGTTGTATATAAGTTTTCTATTGCATTAACATTGTTGGTATTTTTAAAATAGGTATCGTGGTTTCCAATAATTATATGAGTGTCTATTTGTTCTTCATATAATCGGTCCCAAAATCTTTTTCTAAAAATAGAAGCTGTTTGAAAATTAATAAACTTACGTCTATCAACAACGTCTCCTAAATGTACCAATGTTTTGATATTGTTTTCCTCCAGATAGGGGAAAAAGATTTCATCATAAAACTTTAATTGATAGTTTCTAAACGCTTCACTATCATTTCTGACACCGAAGTGTGTATCGTTCAACAGTGCTATTTTCATTACGTATAATCTTCTAAAATGCTTTTGTAGGTTCTTTTCTTTCTTTTCTTAACCTTTATATCTTTCATTTGAGGTTGTTCATCTGTAGATGGTTTATTCTTTCTTAAAAATTCTAAAAATTGATTTTTATAATCGCTGTTTGTATCTCCAGGCATTACAGCAAACTCATCTATACCTGCTTGTTCAATCATCCTATATTTAATGTTTGATTGTTTTTTTTCTTTTTGTATTCTTCTAATAAAAGCATAATATATTATTTGTGTAAAGTAAGCAAACGGATTGTTTGATTTGGCTGGGTTAAAATTTTTAAGATATTGTAAGCAATTTTCTATACCATCAGAAATCATATCATCTCTAAAAGTATAATTTATAAAATTAGGTCTATAAGATAAGTGATTAGCAATCTTTAAAAAACACTCACCTATATAATCTGTAACTGGTGGTGGTTTACGACCTCTTTTGTCGTTTTTCTTACACTTGTCCTTAAACTCTATCATCGCTAATAGAAACTTTTTATTATCTACGTAATGTTGGGATTTCTTTTTTGTTTTTAATTTTGTAGTCATAATATTATAATACTATAGTTTTTGGGATTTGTCAAGCTTCTCCAGTCTTTTTTGTGATTTTTTTTTCGGTTTTTTATATAGTAAATCCTTTAACACTTGGGATAGATTTTTAACTTTAATCATCTCTCCAATCTGCCACTGTTTCGCAATATGAGCAAGTTTCATACTAACCAATTATATATCGCCCTTAATGCAAGTAATAGGAACATAAATTCCATTAAAGCACGTGGGGTATCCCTATCTTTTATACCCATATGTATCCAAATACCACAAGAAACAGTCGCAACTGTCCACCCTAACCATTGACTTTCTGGATTTGCATTTGAAAGTATATAGGCACTTATCATAGCTAGTATAAAACCTAACCATCTCATACCGTCTAGTCTTTTGTAAAATCTTATTTTCATAGGTGCTTGACACGTGGGAAATAGATGATATAATACCTATGTGGGTTGTTGCTAGAAAGCTAGCTACCTCACGTTAATGAATCTTTTTACTAGGCATATTCAACCAGTTAACCATATCCTTTAAGTTCTTCTTATTAATATTGTTATCATTTGATGGCGGAAGTTCGTCTCCCGATGGAGAAATTTCATCTCCCCATTCGTCATCTTTCATATCTCTTTGTATAAATCCTGGTAAAGCTTGCTTTGATTCTCTCAATGAACCAATAAGTTTACCATATCTTTGTGTAAATTCATTAGTAGCATTGCATATTGTGATAATTTTATCAACAGGTATAGTTACAATTCTCTCATCTGTAAAACCAACCCATTTAACTAGCGCAATATAATCAGATATGCCGTGTTCAGTAATACGAGGAACGTATTTTATTAACATCGGCTCTTGTAATCTCAATAGTTTTGAGCTATCAGGTAGTTGATTTTCTTTAAGAGGAAATTTGCAACAAATTTCTTCACCAGAAACTAGTCTTAATATCTTAACAGCTTTTGTATCAATTCTATTAATCATACTACTATTTATCTTTTCCATTCAAGGAAACGCTATGTATTTCATAGTTAAATCCTTCTCTATTATATAATTCAATTCGTTCCTGGAAGTGTGTTAAAGTAAAGTTTTTCTTACCTTTGTATGTTAAATCATCTGAAATATCATATACTGTAGCGCTTTGTTTCTTATCACCAACACGTAGGCCACGACCTATAGATTGTAATACTCTTATAGGGCTCTTACTAGGGCTACTAAAAACAATGTTGTGTAAATTACGAATATTGATACCAGTACTGAACGTCCCGAAAGAAGCGACAATAATTGCGTTGTCAGACTTCTCCGTGATTGCTCTAATTTTTTCTCTATCATCTGTTTCTGTTCCACCATAAACGAAAAACACCTTTCGCTTAGGGTCTGCTTTCTCTTTAATAAATTGATGTAATTGATCTCCGTGCTTTTCAACTAGTTGGAACAAACATAAAGTATTTCCATTCAGTGCCAAGGCAAGATTTCGTATGTATTTATTACGTGCCTTATTTTGAACCAAATACTCCAATTCTTCAAAGTATTTAACACCGTAAACACTCTTTGATTCACTCTCTGGATACTTTAAATTTAAACAGACAATTTTTAAATTTGAGAGTTGTTTTCTATCTATTAATTCTTTTGTTGATACAACCTTACTAACCATACCAAATAGGCCTTGTAATACTAACTTATGTGTTCTACTATCATCTAAAGTGCCTGTCAAACCTATTCTATATTTACAATCAACAAGTTTGGTCATAATCTTTGTCAATGATACTGCTTTAAATAAATGTGCCTCATCACCTAGTACAGCCCCATAGTCTTTAAAAAATTGTTTTGGAAGTTTATATAATGATTGCCAAGTTGATATAACAACTCGTTTGTTTTCATCTATTTCATAACCGTGATATTTTCTACTAACATTTTTCTCTACATTAAACCCATAGTCTTTGAAGTCTTTATATAATTGTTCCACCAATGAGGTTGTAGGAACAACAATTAAAATATTATTATCAATAACATTAAGGTAGTGTCTTACCAACATATAAATGATTAATGATTTTCCTGAGGCAGTAGGCGATAATATTATGCCTCTATCATATTCCAAGGCAAATTTAAAACCTTCAATTTGATAGTCCCTCGGCGTGATAGATAGTTCATAAGAGTCTATTAAATCGTTTATAGCGGCGGCTGTGTGTGTTTTAAATGTTAAAATATCACTAGATTCAATGATATGTACATTTTTCTCTTTACACCAATGTTTTAAGTAAGGGTACAATCCAACGTATAATTGACCTGTAGCATACGAATATAATCTAATTTTTCCATCCCAAACTCTATTACGAAATTGGGGTGTAAACTTAAAACCAGGGACCTCAAATGAAAAATAATCAGACAATTCTCTACGGATGCTAGCGTCAGCATCAATCCGAATGTAAACATCATTGACCTTGTCAACTATAATGTTTTGCATTTTTTAGATAACGCCAGAAGTGAATTTACGCCACTCAATTGCGTTCTTTATTTGAAAGGAACGATTCGCAATTAATCTGATTGTCTTATCCAAATAGTTAACAGTACTCTCAATATAAGTTACCTTTTGTTCTAACTTAATTAAGTCTTTATCTGATTTTAGATATTTGTCAACGTCTGGTTTTAAAATTTTAAGATTAAAAGGATTTTCTTTATAGACTTGTGGGTCTGCTTTACCTGTGTAATATTCCCACTTATCTCTAATCATTATATCTCTATCTTGTTCTGCTTTTTTTAAGAGATTAATATATTGATTGTGAAATTTTGAATACTTGTTATGTAGTTGAGGTGTCTTTAATGATTCCAAATCTAGTTCAGTATCATTTAATTTTAGGTCTTTTTCTGCTAATTCCTGCAATTCATCAAATGTCATAATAACTCCATTATATCAGATTAGGACTAAAAAGTCAATAATCTATGATGTCGTTTCCACAGTTCTACCAGCACCAACATTAGCAAATTCATAAATTTTATATTGAAATGTTGCTGTAGCAGTTAAATAATCAACGTCTGTGGCCTGCTGATTATAGTCTAATCCAGATAGTGATATTGGATATATATCTCTAAATCTGACTTCTATATTGGCATTGTTTTTACTTGTCAATATAAAAAGTGTAGAATCAGAATACAAACCACCATCATCTGGAGTTTGTTTAGATACAACACCGTGTTCTTTTGAATAATTTTCACTTGTTGTTGTTGGGTATCTATCTGTCCCAGCACCTTGCAATGTTCTATATTGAGAGTAATCTTTTGGAAAACCTAAACCTGTCATCCATCCGTGTATCTCTCTATAGTTTTCTAAATTTTCATCTACCAAAAAACTAATACCTAAAGTATCATAAACTACTTTATCTCCAGGCATAGGTATATCTTTCAAAGGTGTAGGTAGTTCAGTTGAACCCATTGTAAGACCTGGTATATTAGCTGCTGTGCAAAAATACTCAACTTTAGGTAGTTTGACTATACTAAATCTAAATTGCGTTGGACTTGCATAGTCCATTTTAGTCGGTTGTCTATCTACAGCTTTTAGTGTTGTCATAATAATAACCCTATTACTAAACCTATTAATATTCCTTCACACCAAAATGCCCACCTATGTGAACCTTTTGCTGTATGTTTTTTTATAAATTCTTTTGTCCAATCATTCATACTACTATTTATATAAGTTATTATATATCATTTTTTAAATATGTAGTACATTCTTCTATTTCTACTATTACCACTCTCTATTTCTTTACCAAATTGTTGTCTTAATTTTGTTAAAATTCTAGCAGTATGTCCTAGCATAGTAACCCTATCTAATAAGTGAGTTTCATAAACCAGAATACCATTAGGTTTTACTAAATTATAATATTCTTTAGCAAGCTGGTGTTCGTTTAAATCATCTCTTCCCCAAATTAATTTTGTTACAGCAAACGAAAATACTACATCATAAGTATCATTTGATTCTGATATAAAATCTTTGAAGCCTTTTGCAACCCACGTCATATTTTCACTTAATATAGGTGCCTCTACGTCAGGCTCTACTAGTGTTATATGTTTAAAATCTTTTGATAATTCTACACCAAACTCGCCTTGATTGGCGCCTATGTCTAATAGTGTTTTGTCCTGGCCTGCAAATCGTTTTAAATTTAGATTTTCAATTCGCCATTTAGCACTATGACCTGGCTCTTTTTGATAATTGTCCCATTCACTTGTCATACTATTATTTAGACCAAAAAAAAGGGCGACTTTTACATCGCCCTTTCTTAATTTGTTATTCAACAAATATTACATAATGTTCTTAACTTGAACACGTCTGTAGTATCTGTTAGCATTGATTGCACCAACACCGTCAGCAGTAATTGCAGAACCAGAACTTGCACCAGCAAAAGGGTTCGCTACTAGACCATATCTAGTTTTGAATCCGATTTTTGGTTGGAAAGTATCTTGTCCAACTGCTCTAACCATTTGTAAAGGTACATATGGGCAGTAAAATAATCCTGCGTCATATGGTGATGTTCCTTTGTAACCAACAACATAGTATTGTTTAGTAGGACTTGCATTTGAAGCTAAATTAGCAGCATATGGGTCTATATAAACTTTAAACTTACCGTTTAATACACCAGCAAAAGTATTGCCAGTATCGTCAACGTTTAGGTTGTTGTTTAACGCAGGAGTGTAATCTAACACACCAGCCATTTGTAAAGCAGAAGCAACATCACTAGAACAGATAACAATGTTACCTTTTCCTCTACGAGTTTCTTGTGCAATTACATTAGCATCTCTTTC